AAGAACAATTTCTGGAGGTTCTGCGGCTTTCATCGGTCTAGGCGATACAACTGGCAAATCTAACGCTTTTGCAACAGGTGGTAGTTCTCCGTATGCTGGTCTAAACGAAGGAAATCCCGGCTGTGTTCAAACATTTTTGGACAGTCCAAACACAACAAGTGAAATTGTCTATAAAATGCAAATGAAAACGGGGCAAAGTGGAAATTCCTGTGCGCTTCACACCAAGGCTTCTGACGTTATTGGTAATAGTGNGACCAACTCCAGCCTAACAATCTATGAAATAGGAGCTTAAAATGGCTACCTTTAATCAAGAAAATATCCATCTTGCTTTTCAATATTTGTTGCCATTATCCGAATATCATTTGTTCTCAGATGATTACGCTGACGTTGAGTGGATGGACAGTCGAACGCAGCCCACGGAAGCTGCTGTGAATACAGCTATACCTTTAGCGGTTGCCGCTGAGAAGTGGAGAGAGGTTAGAGCAGAAAGAGACAAAAAACTAGCTGCTACCGATTGGATGGCTATGCCTGACAGCCCAGACATCTCAGATTCTTGGAAAACGTATAGACAGAGTTTGAGGGATATTGGTGGGCAGTCAGACCCAGAAAATATCACTTGGCCCACAGAACCGAGTTAGGTGAATAATGGCAAAAGTTAAAGACGTAGAATCTAAATTAAACACACACGAAGCTGTTTGTGCGGAACGATGGAAAGAGACCATTGAGCGTATAAAACGCCTTGAGCTAGTGATGATTACAGGTGCAGGTTCTCTTATCCTTTTGATGGCAGGTATGCTCTGGAAGATATAGAATGTTAGAAAGAATTAAAGGCACGGTAAAAGATTTAATGTTTTTTATTGAGCGTATTTTTTGGAAGTCGCAGAGGTTTCTTGCTCGTCTTATGCAAAGTAAGAAATAGGTAAAATGTATGGACCCTATTACCATCGGCGCAGCCCTCGTCGGAGCTAAAAAACTCATTGAAATGTCTAGTGACATTAAAGATGTAGCTAGTGCGCTCGACAATATATTCAGTTTAACTAAAAAAGCTGAAAAAGCTAAAAAAGCGGCGGCTGCGGGCGATTCAAGTTATAAGTCTGTCATTGCAGATGTGGTAACTGAGCGGAACAACCAGACACTTTTGAGGAACCTGTCCATTGATGTGGACGACAAGTATGGTTTTGGGACATGGGCAGCTATTCAAGCCGAACATGACCGTCGTATAGTTGTCGATGAAGAAAACAAAATTAAAGCCACTAAGGAACTGAGGGCAAAAAGAAAAGCTGACAAAGAGTTTTGGGATAAAGTCTTATATTGGGTGGGAGAATTTGGCAAATTGCTTCTAGTACTTGGTATATGTGGAGGTGCGGGGTACATAATCTGGATTAACAGATGCGTTTCAGGGAATTGTTAATATGTCAGACTATGAAATCGGTGTGTACAACAAAGTTGTTCGAGAAAAGATCCGTTCTGGAGAAGATTGGAACAACGATTTAGGTATTTCTGCAGAGTACGAAAATGTTTTATACTACGATATTAAAAATGCAGCTAGTATTGAAGAAGTTGAACGGCGGGTAGCTGTACAATTTCCGCCAGCAATGGGATTTGTTTTAGATTTTGTGCGTTTAGTGCCAAAGGAGGAATAAAATGGAGTTAACAGCTTCCCACGCAATGCAAGGTGTTCTTCTGCTCGCAACAGTTGCAGGGGGTTACGCAGTAGTTAAGTCTAATTTAAGCCGTGTAATGCAAGATCTTGAGTTATTTCATAAGAATCACGATAAATATAAGTCTAATTTTGATGAAAGACTAGATGAGGCTGAATCCGACAGAAGTGTTTTGACAGCTCGTGTAAATACGTTAGCATCTATAAATTCTGTAGATAACCTTGCAGATCTTAATTCTCGTCTAGCTCGTTTAGAAATGGGTCAAGAGATGTTATTTAAAGAAGCGGATATGATGAAAAAATTACACAACGGCAAACATCCTAAACAAGAGTAGCTAGTTATGAAAAAAATTTTAAGTAGTAAAAAAGGAAAAACAAAGCCAATATTTATAATCCTTGTAACTTTGGCCGCACCTTTACTGCTTATTATTTTTACTCTAGCAGGATGCCAAACAACTCCAGCAGAACCTGTTAAACTTGTTGTGCAGCCAATGCAATTACGATGTGCGCCAGCTTCTGAAGTAATTTTGTTTTTAAAAAGAAAGTTTAATGAAGATCCTGTTTATACAGGTGTTTACGAAAATAAAATTATTTTTACTATTTTTGTTAGTCCTTCTAATAGTTTTACTGTTGTACATACAGGTATACAAAATGAAATATCTTGTCTTGTTTCATCAGGACAAAACTTTAAAAAATTAAACTGGGAAGAAAAGAAAAGTGTTTAAAAAATATAAGATAGGAGCATATTATGCTTAGTTTACTAGGTTCAGTTTTAGGTTTTGGTACTAGCTTTCTGCCTAAAGTGATGGATTTCTTCCAAGACAAACAAGACAAAGCACACGAATTGCGCTTGATGGATAAGCAGCTAGAGAACCAGAAGGTGCTAGGAGCGCAGAAGCTGCAAATGACCCATGTTGAAGCTGACATTCGTGAGAGTGAGGCGTTACTAAAACATGATGCTAATCTGCAAGCAAAGGCAAGCCCTTGGTGTGTGAACTTAGCGGCTTCTGTGCGCCCTGTTTTAACGTATGCTTTGGCACTAGAATTTGGTGTTTTAACCCTCTGCGTCAGTATGGATTGGATGACTATGGAGCAATTTAAAATGATCTGGAATGATGAGTTTCAAGCTATCTGGGCTGCAGTTGTTTCATTTTGGTTTGGCAGCAGGACGATGGCGAGGAAGCAACAGACGTGAAAATAAATAAGCAGGGCTTGGAGATAATTAAAAGTTTTGAGGGTTGGTCTGCTGAACCTTACCTTTGCCCTGCAAACCGTTGGACGATTGCATACGGCTCTACATGGGATATTGACGGACATCCTCTCACCGCTGACCATCCTAATATTACGAAAGACCAAGGCGAGGCTTTGCTCAGAAAAGAAGTGCATCATATTGAGAACGCAGTTAAAAGACTTATCAAAACACCTTTGACTATAAATCAATTTTCTGCGGTTTGTAGTTGGGGGTTCAATATTGGGAGTGGAAACGTGCAAAATTCTACACTCAGAATGTTACTGAACCGTCAAAACTATGAAGGTGCAGCGGATGAGTTTCCTAAGTGGCGTAAGGCTGGTGGACGTGTGTTAAAAGGTTTAGTTAGACGTAGGGTTGCTGAGAGGATCTTGTTTCTCACACCTAATTAATCGTTTGAATGAAAGTAATAGCATGAAAAAAGACGTAAAAGCTGAACAATTAGCAGATGGTACTGTAGTATCATCACACAGCATAGAGATAGTATGTGCCGCTTGTGGGTATGACCTTGATGAATCAGAGTTAGCCGCTGATAAATGTTCGGACTGCGGAGCAGATCTTGGGTTAAAAAAGAGTGTAACTATACAAGCAACCTCTGTCCCTGCTTATGGAGAGGTTTAGGAGTAATTAGTAATGTCCTTAAAGAAACTGACGTTAAAAGCGGGCATAAACAAAGAAATAACTAGATATTCCGCTGAGAATGGGTGGTATGACTGCGATAAAGTACGTTTTCGTCAACAATTTCCTGAAAAAATAGGAGGTTGGCAACGTATATCGCAAAATACTTTTCTAGGAGTTTGTAGGTCTTTATGGGCTTGGCTTACACTAGCTAATCAAAAATTAGTTGCTGTTGGTACTAATCTAAAGTTTTATTTAGAGTTAGGTGGTAGTTATTACGATATAACACCTCTTCGAGCTACTACTACTAATTCAACTACCTTTGCTGCTACTAACGGCTCTACTACATTAACTGTTACTGATAATGGACATGGGGCATCTGTGGATGATTTTGTTACTTTTAGCAGTGCAGTGTCTCTTGGCGGAAATATAACTGCTACTATATTAAATACAGAGTACCAAGTTGTATCCGTAACTAACGTAAATACATATACTATAACCGCATCCGTAGCTGCTAATGCTTCAGATTCGGGTAATGGAGGTAGTGCTACCGATTCTGCTTACCAAATAAGCCCCGGCCCTGCAGTGCCTGTGCCTTTAAATGGTTGGGGTGCAGGTGCATGGGGTGATAGTACATGGAATAATGGTGGAGTTTCCACTGTGTCTTTACGTACGTGGAGTCAATCTAATTTTGGGCAAGATCTTATATTTGGACCAAAACAAGGGCCAATATACTACTGGACTGCTGACGATACGGTAACCACTCGTGGGGTTCTTCTTTCCTCTCTTAGTGGCGCTTCAGATGTACCTACAGTACAAAATTTAATATTAATATCGGACATAAATAGATTTGTTTTTTGTTTT